GGCAAGTAACACTAAACCAAACAGTAAACGTATCTGGTGTATCAGCTACATCCGCTGTTGGATCACTGGGTGTTGCTCTTGCGGTCATACCTCAAGGTCAAGAAGGAACAATAAGTCAAGGAGCAGCGACTGTACAAGCTGGAGCGCTTGTAATACCAAGTGGTGTAAGTTCTAGCACAGCCGTTGGATCACCTAGTATTTCAACATCAGCAGTAGCAATACCAACTGGACTCGCAGCAGTTACTGCCGTAGGATCACCAACAATTTCAGGAACTGCAACAGTCATACCAATTGGTCAATCAGCTCAATCTCAAGTAGGCACAGTGGCTAAATACACTTGGAGAGAAGTAGATGATGCAGCAACAATGGTCTGGTCAGAAGCGGCTTAATGTGTTAGGATAAGATATGGCGTCAACATTTTCAACAAGGTTAAAGATAGAACTTATAGGCTCAGGTGAACAGTCTAATAACTGGGGTAATATTACCAATAACAACTTTTCTCAGTCATTAGAACAATCTATTGCAGGTGTTTATACGAGAGATTTAAGTGCACAATCTAGCCCTTATTCACTAACAAGTGGTAACGGACCAAGTGCACAAACAGCAAACGAAGCTAGACAAGCTGCAATTATATTTACAGGCCATGCTACTGATTTTATTGTACAATTTCCTGCCGTTGAAAAATTATACTTTTTAAGAAATGCAAGCACCACTAAAACAATCACAGCGAGACTTGGTGGGAGTGGTAATACTTTTGTAATCAACCCTAATAGAAACGTTTTCTTATCAACTGATGCTACAAACTGGTTTGAGATACAAACACAAGGTAGTGACTGGTTAACAAAAACAACAACATATACAGCTTTTGCTGGAGATAAAATATTTGCAGATACACAAGGGGGAGCTTTTACAATCACACTACCAGCCACGGCTACTGTAGGCGATGAAATAAGATTTGTTGATCTTGCCAACACATTTGATACAGCTAATTTGACTATTGGAAGAAATAGCCATAAAATAGATGGACAAACATCAGACCTTACGGTTGCAACAGAAGGAGCAGCGTTTGCTCTTGTTTACTCTGGAGCAACATTTGGTTGGAAACTACTGGAGAAATAATATGCCAACATACGAATCTATTAAGTATAAATTTTCTGGTGCTGCTGTTACTGGCGTTTTAAAACCAGGTAATAACCTTAACGATGTATCTGCTGCAGGCACATCAAGAACAAATTTAGGTGTTGCAATTGGATCAGACGTGCAAGCTTTTATATCTGCAACCGCAGGTACAAATGCCAATGGAAACAGAACTGTAAGCACGAATAATCCTACAGGTGGTAGTGACGGAGATATTTGGTTGAAGGTATCATAAAGTGCCATGCCAATGTATGTCAAAGATGGTGGAGATTGGAGAATACTAGATACATCGGGTGATACACCTGATCAAATGTATTGTAGAGACTCTACAAGTTTTACAAACAAAACAATATTAAATGCGTACGTCAAAACAGGAGGCGTATGGAAAGAGTTTTATAACATCTTCGAAACTACTCTTTTTCAAACTTTTAGTGACACAACACAGATTTTAACAACAAGAGTACCAGCTTTAGCTAATAAAATACATATACAAAAGGCTGTCGCTGGAGGTGGAGGTGGAGGTGGTGGTTTAGACTACGATCAAGCTGGCTTTGAAGATGGTGGTGGTGGTGGTGCGTCTGGTGCATTTATATCGGATATGGTTTTCACTGTTACAGGTGGCGAAATATTGAGTTTTGAAATAGGTGCTGGTGGCGCAGGAGGTAATGGTGTAGGTGAACCACCAACTAATACACAAGGCACTACAGGTGGTGCTACAACCTTATCTGGTGCAACGACAGGTCCTATATTTACTTTAAATGGTGGATCTGGCGCTGTATCTACAGGTGGTAGAGTATCAGCTCCTGCTTCAGTCGCTGGTGTAGGTGGCACTAGAACAGGTTTTGCAACTCCAGTTTCCTCTGGAACAACCACAGACGGTCTTGATATTACTACTTTTACAAGCGGTCCTCGTGGCACGTTTAATCAACAAGGTGATGGCACAAATGGAACAAACGGCGTTAGATACAGCGGTGATAATGCGAATGGTGTTGGATCTGCAGGAGGTGCATCTTTTGTTAATTTAGCAGGAACTGCTGGTGCAGGAGGTGATGCAGGTAACGGTGGCGCTCCTGAGTCTGGACAGTTTGGTAAAGCTGGCTCCCAAGGTGGAGGTGGTGGTGGTGGAGGAACCGAGCAAGGTGCTCCTGGTGGTTCAGGTGGCGATGGTACAGTTTCATTTAGATTTTTGAGAATATAATGCCTTTAACAAAATTAAATTTTAAACCAGGTATTGATAAACAGAACACTGAATACGGTGCGGAAGGACGTTGGATAGACGCAGACAACGTAAGATTTCATTATGGTCTACCACAAAAAGTGGGTGGTTGGCAGAAACTTGTTAATGATACAATCATCGGAGTCGCAAGAGATATTCATGCATGGACATCTTTAGACGGTGTAAGGTACACGGCTCTCGGAACAGATAGAAAATTTTATATATACACAGAGGGTACCATTGCTGATGTTACTCCTATTAGAAAAACAACAAGCAGTATATCAAACCCTTTTACAACCAATGGGACTAATAACGTTACTGTGACAGATACTGGACACCAAGCTTCTATCGGTGATTTTGTAACCTTTGATTCTTTTTCTGCAATAGATGGACTTGATATGAATGCAGAGTTTGAGATTACATCTATTACAAACTCTAATAGTTATGTCGTAACACAAACTAGTAATGCCTCTGGATCAACATCTGGAGGTGGGGGAACTGGTAATATTAATTATCAAATAAGTATAGGACCAGATGCTTCTGTGTATGGTTATGGCTGGGGTATTGGCACATGGAACACAAGCACATGGAACACGCCTAGATCAACATCAACAGTTACACTAGACGGTAGAAACTGGAGCTTTGATAATTTTGGTGAGGATTTAATTGCCACTGTACATAAAGGTGGCACGTTTAGATGGGATACATCTGCAGGATTAAATACAAGAGCTACTGTCATTACACAAGCACCTACAAATTCAAGATTTAATTTAGTATCAATGCCAGATAGACACATATTTTTATTTGGCACAGAAACAACCATTGCAGATAGCACTACACAAGATGATTTATTTTTACGATTCTCATCACAAGAAGACTTTACAACATGGACACCAACGGCAACAAATACTGCAGGATCTTTTCGTATACAGGATGGGTCAAAAATAGTAGCTGCAGTTAGATCTAGAAATGCTGTTCTTGTATGGACAGATAATTCACTGCATGCTCTACAATTTGTAGGGGCTCCTTTTACTTTTTCACTTGTGCAATTAGGTGCTAACTGTGGCGCTGTTGGTGTGCACTCAGCCGTAGATATTAACGGTGTTGCATATTGGATGTCTCAAAATGCTTTCTATCTTTACGATGGTACAGTTAAAAAATTACCATGTAGCGTACAAGATTACGTGTTTGAAGATTTTAGTATTGCTAATTATGCAGAAACATATGCAGGTATTAATTCTGAATTTAATGAAATAACTTGGTTTTATCCTTCAGCAGGTTCTACACAAATAGACAGAGCTGTAAGCTATAATTATTTAGAAAAAACTTGGTACACATCTAACTTAGCAAGAACCACTTGGTCTGATTACGGTGTATATCAACAACCTTACGCAACAAAATATTTTCCTAATAATACTGCAACGACGCCAACAGTGATTGGTTTAACAGCGGGTGCTTCAACATTTTATGAACACGAAGTAGGTTTTGATGATGATGGTTCAGCTATGACTGCATTCATAACATCAGGTGATTTTGACATACAAGATGGTCAACAAATGTTATCTGTAAGCAGGGGTATACCAGATTTTAAAGATCAGGTAGGAGATGCTACAATAAAATTAGGTTTTAAATCATTTCCTTCACAAACAGCAACTGATATATCAAGAACAATAACAACAAATACTACTAAATTTGATCTACGTGGTAGAGGTAGACAAGCAAATGTTGATATTAGAAGCACTGACGTAGGTGCTAATTGGCGTTATGGTACGCTTAGACTAGATGTAAAACCAGATGGTGGACGATGATTGAAAGACCTTTGTATCAAAATCCTTTGGCTGGAGGTCAAAAAGT